GTCTTCGCTGAAGGTAAGCACAAAACGTCCAGCCGATTGGCTTCCCGTAAATTTGTCTGTTAAACTTTGTTCTATTTGAAATCGTTCCTCTTGTGTAGGTACACCATTCGCAAAAGATATAAAATAAGAACCACTAAACCCATTTGTTATATTATTAAGATGATATTCAGATACTTTTTGATCTATTAAACTCCAATTATTACCTGCTAAATAATCAGGTGTGAAATAACTATTCATATTAGGTGAATACAAACCACTATATAAAATTTGATTTGCTGATGTTCTATCCTTAGAATTAAAAGCTGGTACTCTATAAGGTTTGTTAGTTCTTGTATTACTCCAATCTGCACTAACATAATATGCACATACTTTACCCATTTCATCAGGTTTTTCACATCTAATTTTTTCAACAGGAACGTGATATATTTCTGCTATTTGTGTTCTATCTCTTGACCATACAATGTTAAGTGCAAATGCACCTTGTAGTTTAAAATCAAATGCTACCTTTTTAATTAACTCATGTAAAGTTTCATTAGAATTAGGTTCAGCCATAAATTGTTTTAACTTAACAATAGCGTCTAAATTACGTTCATCTTCATCATCTATTACTATATCTGAACCTGCGATTAGTTCGCTTGTAGCGTTTATAATAGCTGCATTTGTAGAACTATTGTAATACAAATCTATTAGGAATTGTGGGTATAAGTTTTTCCAATTATCAGTACCATATTCTATATAGTCCTTACCACGTACTTCTTGTACTTGCGGTGCAGTTTCTGTACCTAAATTAATGTTAATAATTTCTTTCATAATTAATCTTCATGTGTCCAATCAGGACTGTTAAGTATTTCCATTATACCATCATAATCATATAATGTTTTACCTTCTAAAAAACTAGGTGTATTACCTTCAAATTTAAGCAAAAATTCTGTTTTTGCGTTATTGTATCTTAAAGAATTTGCTGATGTTTCTAAAATTTGATTAAAATCAACGCTTTCTAATTCTTCTGTATTTAATATTGTATAATTCATTTTTTTAAACTATTGGTACTTGACTACTCCATGTAGGAGTATTTATTAAACTTGCGTTGTTATTTCTACTACTACCATCGAATCCTATTGTTCCATTACCTTCATCTAATTTATAATAAGCTACTAAATTATCTAAATTAGTTAAATCTATTGGTTCTTGTCCTGAAATATAAACATCACTTATAACTTTTACTGCTGTAAATAAACCTATATGTGCTACTTTGCCATTTAAATAATTACCACCTAATGTGTTCTGCCCTATCATTGAATTAACAAAAGTGCCACTAAAAGTACCACTAAAATTAACTGTATCTACTAATGTACCATCAATATATAAATTTATTTTTGATGTAGTCCAAGTTGCTAATACATGATGGAAAAAACCATCATTTTCAAAATCTACTGTATGTGAAGCTAATTTTGTTGAGCCACCTATTCTATATGCAAATCTTATTTCAGTTAAACTATTATTATAGTGTATATTAACATAATTACTACTATTTACTCTTGCTTGCCAAATTGTACCGTTACCACCTGTACTATCAAGTTTAAACCATACACTACATGATCCTGCTTGTCCATTTACTAAGGTTTTACTTTCTGCTAAATCAATATATTCATCTGTTCCATCTAAATCAACTGAATATATATTATATCCTGTTTTTGTATTATTTATGCTATTACCTAATTTTAATCCTAACATATCTTATGTTGTAGTACCTTCATAATAACCTATACCAATACCTGATGTTAAAGTGATTGCAGTTATATTCATAAATAAAGTAGTACCTGCGGGTAATGTAGTTTGTAATGCACTTTCACCACTAGCATCTGCTACTGTTATAGCACTAACTACTGATGTTACAGGAAAATATACACAATACCAATCTTTACTTGTTTGTGCAGCAGTAGTAAATATTTCTGTACTACCATTTTTACCTAATTGTTCTTTTAAAAGTTGTTGTACGTTTTCTATCATTTTTTTATTTTTTTATTGTCCATAATATATATAATTTGTTTCTGCTGGTTCTTCATGTTCTTTATATGTTACTTCTTTTAATGCAGTATCTTTTTGTGATATATACATTTTACCTTCTGTGACTTGACCCTGTAATACATAAAATTGTGGATTAGTTGTTACAGAAGACGCACCATATATAGCTGAAATAAATGCATTACCTGTTTGTAATGCTGTACCTCCTGTACTATTTAAAGGATTGTTAGAAGCTAATACAATAGCTACACCATAGTAATCTGAAGGATTTTTTAAAGGTCTTATATTTAATGTTGTACCAACTACTGCACCACCCCCTGCTGTTCCATTTGTTTGATTGTATTGTTTACACTCTATTAAATTTGCTGCTAATGTAGGATTACCAATTTGTGCAAAAGAATGTGATGTAGTTTGTGGTACTGATGTTATATTAGTAACTTGTGTTTGTGCTGCACTACCTACTGAAAAGCTATAAGAATGTCCAACAGGCATTTTAGATACAATATCAAATGTTATACCTGTTGTTGTTTGTACTACATTTTGTACTTCTACAAATCTTGTATCATTAGCTTGTGCAGTATCTGTACCTAATATAAATCCACCATCAAAAATAACATCATTACAAGTATTTATAATATCTAAATTATATGTACCTGCTGGTAAAGTTGTTAATTCTTCTGTATAGACATCATTTTTACCTGTTAATTCTCTTATAATTTTTTCTACACCTAATGGATTATCTAATTTAACTTTACCTAAAATACCTGCACTTGTAGGTGGTAATGTGTTACAATTATAAGATACACTACCTGCTGAATATTGTGTTGTAAGTTCAAATACGTTATAATCATAATAACCAACAGGTAATGCTATAAATTGTCCTGAAAACATATCAGGACTTGTATTTTTAGGTGTTAATGTACCTGTTGTATATCTATCATCTACATTTATTTTTAATAGATAAGTATATACTACACTACCTGACATATCATTAGTTATTTCAAATAGTAAAGCTACTTGTGTACTTGCTACACTTGTATCAATTCTATTATCTTCTGTTGATATATATACACTTTGTTCTGTATTTGGTGTAGTGTAATCTAATTGTATCATATTATAATATAGAAAATTATAAAATTTATTTGTATTCTAAAAAAAAAGGTGGTATAAAACCACCTTAATTAAGAAAATATATAAAAACACTAATGTTAGAGTTTATGATATTACAATACTGTTTATTGTAAATGCAGTATTATCAAATGGTGATGTAGTGTAATCTGCAACAGTACTCATTGGTGATTCTTCCATACCATCAAAAGTCCATGAATAACCATTATGATCTCCAAATGCTGCACCACTTAAATTAGTACCTGAATTTAATCTCATTCCATTTTTAACACCCATGCAAAGTATAACATTTTTACCTGAACTGTTTAATTGATTTAGTTCAGCAAATATAACTAATTTACTTAATGCTAATAATCTTACTTGATTTTGGTCAGCAGTAGATAAATGATTTAGTTTTATTGTTATCTGTGGTGTATAATGTATAGTACCATTTTCTGTTGAACCTACAATAGTTTCTGTTAAACTACTTTCACCTCTTGGTAATGTATATCTATATAAGTCATTACCACCCATTTCAATATCTGTAACAGAACCAGCCGATATAACTATTCCTGTACCTAATATTTCACCTGTTGTTGCATTTGCATTAAAATCATCATAAACTCCAAAATAAACATTCTTTATACCACCTGCGATTCTATCACATTGTAGTTCCCTTCCTTTTGTTAAACTTGTACAAGCCATATTTATTTATTTTTAAGTTAAGGTAAGGGTTTTTACACCCCTACCATATTATAATTTATTAATGTTGCATTCTTAAAATATCAGCACCTACACCTGATTGTACACCAGCAGAATATCTAGCAACACATCTAATGTTATCTGAACCATCAAGGTTAGCCATATCCATTAACTGTATTCTTGTATGATCTGATAATAAATCAGTACCAAAGAATAGATTAGATTTTTGTGCAATAACTAAACCATTATCTCTCATAGCAGGACAAACCGCAATTTTATATCCTTCAAAAACAGGCTCATAATCAGCGTTCATATTATAAGCATTTACATAACCTAATGTAGATACTGCTGAAATATATAAGCTATAAGTTTTTGGTGACATATAAATATGTAAATCTTCTTTTGTTAATATTGTAGAAATATTATCAGCTAAATCAGAAGTTGCAGTTTGTAAGTTAGCAATAATATTATCAACAGTAAATGCACCTGATGCTGATGATTGTACAACTGTTGCATCTTGTGCTGGTAATAATAAACCAGTTGTTGCAGTCATAAAACCAAGAAATCTACCAGCCCCATTGTCTCCAGCCCAAATATCATTTTCTACTCCATTTGCAATAATATCACCAAGATAAGATATTACATAATCTTCAAATGCTGGTGGTGGCGGCGAACCTGCACCTGCTCTCATTTGTAGAGCTTCCCATGAATCTAATAAATCTTTTTTACATAAATCTATGTTAATCATTAGATTTTTAGGTTCTAATACTTTTTCTGTTAATGCTAATGTACCACTTTCATTAAAATTACAAGCAGCATTTTGTATAACTGCACCTGTATTATCCATTCTTTGGATATTGCTTTTAAATTTAATGTTTTCAATTGTCGTTAGATATTCTAACGATTTTGCTTCTTTTAGTGCTGCTGAGATATAAAAACCTGCTGCTTTTCCACTAAAATTACTTGTTGTTGTTAAAGCCATTTTTTAAATTTTTTTATTATTATTTATTTAAGTTGTATAAAAATCTTTCTTGTTTAGAAAGTTTGTTATATTGTTTTGTTGTAAGTACAAGTCTATCTGCACTAAATTTATTTGTATTAACAGGTGCTTCTGCTGGACTTTCTGCTAATTCAGTTTTAAGTTTTTTGTTTTCTTCTTTTAACTTTTTAATTTCATCTTCTGCTGAAAACTCAACTACTTCAGTTGTTTTAGTTGTAACTGTCTTAGGACTATCACCTCTTACCTCTTCTACTACATCTTCAGTAGTTTCTTCTGACATTTCTTCTTTGTCCTTACCTAATTCATTTACAAGCTCTTCAACTGCTTTTTCTAACTTAGTCATTCTCTCTTCTATCTCCTCGTACTTATGATTTGGTTTGTGCTTTAATTCTTCTTCTGATGCTTCTACTTCTTCAACTTCTTCTTCTGTTTCTTCAGCTTCACCTTCCATAATTTCAGCTACTTTACCTTCTTCTTCTACTTTAACCTTAGTACCATCTTCCATTACGTATAATCCAACAGGTAATGGTATTGTACTGCCATCTTCAGTTAATACTGAGATGTCTACACCTACTTCTAATGTATCTGATTCTGATACAATAATTGTACCATCTTCTGTTTTAGCCTGAAAACCTAATTTTACTTCTTCTTCAGTTTCAAGACCTAATGCTATTTTAATTTGCTTTTTTAAATCCATAATGTGTTCTCTTTAATTAAAGTTTATACTATATGATAGAATAATTATATATTTATTTGATTTTTAGATTATTTAACTTTCATTTTGCTAAATATTGATTTCATCATTGATAAATCTTTTTCTGATATTTCTAAAAGACTTTGTGTTGTATCATCTTTTAGTTCTTTTGGTAAATCAACTCCTAATTCTTTTGCTTGTTTTTGAATATTTTTTAACATTGGTGCAGCTTTATTTAATATTTTAACTGCTTTTTCTGCATCTTTTATAGCAGTAGATAAGTAACCTTTTGACGTGTCCATTGAATCTACATATTTTTCATAGGAATTACCTGCTGATTTTCTTAACTTTTTATAATCATCTATTGCACCTAACTCTACTTTTTGTGGTTTATTAGTTTCTCTTATAATCTCATTAAAAGCACTAATTATATCTTGATCTGTTACTTTCTTTTTCATATTAATTTTTTATTTTAATCTCATTGTTAAAATACTTTTTACATCATCCTCTCTACTAGATAACAACAAATTTGATAATATTTCTTCATTTATTTTAAAAGCAGGACTATCTTTATCATTTATACCTAAATCTTTAGCTGCTCTTTTAAACTCATTGTATGTTTTTTTAGCATTATCTTCAGTTTTAATTAGTTTTTTATCTAAAGATTCTTGTTTTTGTAATATTTGTAAAGATTGTTTATTGATACTTTCTGCTTGTTTTATATTCTCTTTACTTTCTTTATTATATTTTTCTGCTAATTTTAAAATTGTTTTTAAGTCATCTACTAATCCTAATTCAATTTTATTAGCTTTACTAAGTTTAGGACTTATTATTTCTCTTAATGCTTGTCTTATTTCTTCATTTGTAGGTTTATTATCTGACATCTTTTGCATTTTATCTACAAAGTACCCTTCTATACTAAGTCCTTTTAATTCACCTTCTTTTATCTTATTCCATAAATCATCATTATCAATACGCATTTTAACAAACCAAGTGCCATTAGGTAAATCAAAACCATACATTTTAGATTTGTCCATATCACCTTCTTTTATCCAACTTTCAGTTGTTAATACACCTGATACTCTATCTTGATGTTCATACGTTGCTTTATGGTGATTGTTATGCTTTAAATATAGTTCTGCTGCTTGTCTTACAGTATCTTTACTAAAGTACACATAATACTCACTATCTGTTTGTGGATTGTATCTAAATATTTGTTTATTAGGTATTAATGCAGGACTTACTAACATACGCTTATCTTCATCTACTTTTGCAAATGTAAGATTGTGTTTTTCTTTACCAAAATATACAAAGTTTTCTTCTATTGCAGGTGCTGATACTAAACTAATAGCATCTATTGCTAACATTTCGTTGTTTTCTTCTATAACTAATTCAACTATTTTTGTTGGTTTTTTTTTCATATTATCTTCTTGTTACTTTGCTGATTGCACTTAACATATCACTATTTATTTCATCTAATACTGCTGCTACTTTGGCATATTCACTAAAAATAGGCACTTCTGTAATTTTCAAACCTAAATCTTTTATATTTTGTATAAAAGGTCTTACAACTTTTGCACCTTCATTTCTTAATTTATATCCATCATCATTTAATCTTTTTGCTTTTTCTACAATTTTTGTAGCTTGTTCTAATTCAGTTAATAGTTTTTTGTATGGTTTTATAAATTTTTGATATTTTTGTATTTCTTTTTCCATTTCTTTTTTAGAACTTAATTCAATTTTTTCTACTGCACTTAAATTAAACTCTTTTAATTCTTTAGCATATTCATCATAGGTCTTTTTACCTAATGGTGTAGGATATTCTTTCATTTTATTGTATTTATTAGGATTAGCTTTATAACATTCTTCTTTTGTATCGTATTTACATTCTCCTGTATTACCATACTTATATTTTCCATCTTTGCATTTTTTACACGGCATATTTATATATAGACAATTTTAATATTTGTTTGATTTTAAATTGTTGCCCTTCTTCTTATTGTTGCTAATTTATCTTGACTATTAGTCATATCATCTGTTACTACAAACGCTTGTACAGGTTCAGGTGCTTGTACTCCACCTAAATCAAATGCACCACTTAACATTTGAGGTGCTGGTGCTTGTGCTGATGCACTTGGTGTTGATCCACCACCACTACCTACGTCTTGTTCCATCATTTTTCTAACATTAGCTAATCCTGAAGCTATTATGGATGCACCTGTAATAAAACCAGCTGGACCTCCTGCTGCAAACGCTTTATTTGCACCTGCATAAGTATCAATTATTGCACCTGCTACTGCTAATGCTTTGTTTTCTCCTGCTAAACCACTTAATGCACCTGCTAATTGTCCATACGCTTCTAATTGTGCTTGTGCGTTATCTTTAGCAACTTGTGTAGCTTCTTTATCTGCTTCTTCTTTTTCTTTTAATAATGATACTTGATTAGTTAATTGTTCTGATTGAAACCCTGTTATTTGTGCTTCTACACCCTTTTTTTCGTTTAATGCAGTTTGTAATGCTATTTGATTTTCTAAACTATTATTTTTGGCTAAATCAACTTCTGCTGCTTTAATTTGTATATCTACTAATTTAACCATTTCCTCTTCTTGTTCTTTTAATACTCTACCTAATTCTTCATTAGCTGCAATTCTTTCTTCAAATGTTTTAGTTTCATCATCTCTAACTTGTCTTAATTTTTCAGCTTGTCTATCATATTCTTCTATTAAACCCTGTACTTTTACTGCTGCTAATTCACTATCTTTTCTTAATTGTACTTGTGTTTTTGCATTTTCTAATGTAGATTTACTATATTCTTTTATTTTATCAGTAACTTTAGTAATTTGTTCTTCCATTTTTACAGTTTCAGCAGTATTACCTTTTACTGCATCACTTAAATTTACAACTGCATCTGTTGCTACGTTACCTGCTTCTTCAAAATCACCTTTAAATACTAAAGATACTGCCTTACCTAAACCACCTATACCTTGTATAAGGTTTTTAACTCTTGTTATTACTTCAAGTCCTAGCATTTTACCAAACTCTATAACATTTTGTACTACTTCATTACCAAATATTTTATCCATAAAACCAGATGCAGTATCTATATTGGAAGATAAAAATTTAAAAAAGTCATTGAATGTAATGCTTAAAAACTCCATAGCAGTATTGAATATATCTACTACTTTTTGATTTTGTCTAAATACATCAGCTAATTTTACAAATAAACCTACTACTAAACCTATACCTGCTGCTTTTAATGCATTACCTATACCTTTTACTGCTTTACCTACTCTACCAAAACCTTTATCAGCATCTTTTGTACTATCTGCTAATTCTTTAGTGCTTTTTTTAGCTTTATCAAGTCCTTCAGCTACTTCACCTATATTTGATTTTACTATTGCTTCTACTATTTCTTGCTTTGCCATATTTTAAAATGTTGTTTCACTTATTACTTCATGAAGTACAACATTTGCACTCCATAAATTATGTATTGTATTTCTATCTTGTACGTTTACTGTTATTGATGGTACACCACCTGTTGTACTGTCTACCATAGTACACGTTCCATTTTGCCCTATTTTAGCTATATTACGTTCAAAACCAATATCAAAAGTCATATTATAACTGTTATCTATTTTTACTGCACCTCTAATATTCCTATAAGAATAATTACCAGCTACACCTCGTGTACCGCCTAATTCAAGCCTAGTAACATAAATATCAAAACCTATAATAGAATTATTTTGAACATTTATAAAGCTTTCTCCATCTCCTTGTATTGTCATATTAGTTGCAGTATTATCTATTGTAACACAACTAAGTTCTAATGTTGATGTTTGTCTTTTACTATTAAAAGATACTGTAACTTCATCACCTGTTTTTGATAATGTTCTTTGTCCACCACCTAATACTATTTCGCTTTGTCTAGATACTGTACCTCTAGAGCCACCTAAAATGTTTGAATTATTAAAATCTCTTTCTACTGTATGTTCTGATCCTAGTACGTTTATGTTATTATTTTGACCTCTAACAAGATTTTGTGTACCTGTTACTATTGCGTTTTGTACTCTTTGTCTTATTACGTTTCTTGTACCTGTCTGTTTTACACTTTGTGTATCAAAAGTAGTAATTAAATTAGAATTAAAATTAAATGCCATACAAACACCAAGTGCTTCATCATATTTAAAACCATAAGCTTCACAAGTTTGTTTATTAGCTAAAAGTCCTGTATTTGTACCATCTGTAAAAAATACTTGACCTGAAGGTGCTATATTTTCAGGTCTTACTGTATATCCATTTAATATTTGGTTTGTTTTTGCCATTAGTTAAGTAATATAAATTCAACAGTTGATAAAGCGTTTGGTTTATAATCTATTTTGTTTACTCTAAATTGTCTATTTTTTACAGTTACAATATCATAAAATTTAAAAGTGTTTATATCTGCTGGTGTTAAATTAACTTTAGCAGTTAAAATTCTAGTATTAGCATTGTACAAATGTTCATAATAAGCAGCATAATATGTACCAAACAAATTATCAGTAGGACTAAAGCCTATAAATAATTGACATATACCAAAATTAATATCAGTATCATTACTATTTGATGGTACTGAATCTGTATGCGACATTAACAAATATGTAGTTCTTGCACTACCTTCTAATTCATAATCTTCTGTTTTTACACCATTATCTATTAATATACGTGGCATATTATTAAAACCTTCAAAATTACCTTCATCATTACCTGAATATATTACAGGTACATAAAAATTAGAAAAATTACTTTGTATAGGTTTTATTACTGTTGCTGCAAAACTTTCTGCTACTATTTCTTCTTCACCTGTTAATAATGTGTAAGCACCTTGTATAAATGTTTGACTACCATATAAAAAACCACTAGAAGCATTTTTATATCTATTAAATGCAAAATCATCTTCATCTTCAGCATATTTAAATATAGTTTTCCTAACTAATTCTAAAGGTTTTAGATTTGTATTTTTTATATCTAATTTGTAAGTCCAATCTAATTGACTTGGTGTAACAACAGTAGGATTAAATCCAAATATATCTTCATAAGGTTCAATAAGTATATTATTAGGATTATCAGGATCAGCAATAGTAACTAAGTTAAACATTGTCATTACACTTTTAAAGAAATCCCATTGACTTAAATCACCTCGCAAAGTATTTAATAAGATTCCAGATGTCAAATTAGATGTAGTTACTGAAGATGAATATTGTACATAAGTTCCTTGTGTAAATGAAAACACTTCACTTTGTCTAACTTTATTAGTAACATCAGATTTGAATTGTATTTCTATAAGTTCTGTATTGTTTAATGTTACTTGTACTTGACCTGTCATTATTTGTTGTGGTAAAGGTCCTGATCCTGAATAAGCAGGTATTGTAAATGATTGTAAATCTACTTGTAAACCTGCTGCTAACACTTGCACATCTAAAGTTCTTGCACCTGTTATATCTGTATTTTCGAAATATATTGAATATCCAAAAGTAACTAAATTGTTATTTGCAGTTGAAATATATTGATGTGTTGTTGTATTGTACAAAGCAGGTAAAATACCTATAAGAGGAAAACTATAAAACTCTAAGTTACTAAAACTTGTAGTAGCAAAATTTGATACAGGTGATGCAATATCTTCAGGAAAACTACCTGCACCACTAGCAGTTGCACTAGTAACATTGTTCGGTGCATTTTCATTTCCCCAATTAAAATCCATAAATAATTTACTAAAAAATGAACTGTCTATAAATGTACTTGTATATTCATAACCAGCTTGATTAATTATGTTTCTTATTATGTATTGCAACTTAATGAAAGGTCTATAAACATCAGTTATGTTAGATATTACAGGTTTTGTTCCTATACAATCTATATTACCTGTCCAATCACAAAATGGATATTTTAGTACATCAGTTGTTGTAGCACCTGATGAACCAGCAAAAGAACCTGATCCTAATGCAATATCTAATACTAAACCACCTGTAAAACTTGCTTCTACATTAGTGTAATTATATTGATGGTCTAATTCGGTAAATACATTTGTTAAATCTCTAAATGTTTTAGTTTTTAATAAATCTGCTAATGCTACTGTTTCTGAATAAAGATTTACATTGTAACTTATTTCATTATCTTTTTCTACTATCTCTATTAATCGTAAAGAACCTTCAAATATTAATACACCATTTTCTTTTAAAGCTGCCCTAGTTTGTACATATGGGTTGAAATCATAAACATTAGATATGCTTTTTGTTATTTCAAATATATGTGTAAATATTCTATTATTTCTTTTTGTATTAGGTAAATCAAAGTCTTTAGAATAGCTTTGTGTTTTTTCTGCTACATTAGTAAAATCATCAACACTTAATGTTAAAGGTATATCTTGTTCTTGATACAAATCACAAATAACTTGTCCATCTGATAAATCAACAGGTGTTAAAGGTACTGCTAATGGGCTTTCACTTACTGATATACTTTTTACAACAAAATTTGCATTTATATTATCTAAATAAGCTATTATTAATGGCATATTTATTGCAGTTGCAGTAAAATCTTGTATACTTACACCACTTGCTGATGGTGTTAATGCAGTAGGTGATGTACCACCACCATTACCTACATAATTATTAGTTCCTAAACCTGTACCACCTATACTAAATATACCTGCTAGTGTATACCCTGTATGGTCTATTGTAATTCTATAAAGTTGTCCTATTGTCAAATTAGTGAGCATTTGACCTACACCACAAATACTGTTTCTACTTGCATTTGGTGTAGCTGATGAATATAAAGTTAATTGTCCACTACTAAATAAGGGTTGATTAGTTTGGTTGTTATATCCTGCTGCAACAGTTGCAAATCCTACCCAATTACCTGTATTAAAAAGTAAACCATTAGCTACTGTTGTAGCATAAGTATATGAAGAAGAAGAAGCTGCTGCATTTACATCTTGAAAACCTGTTAATGGACTACTGAATTGAAAGTTACTCACATATTCACTAAATACAGGTACATTATTGTAAGAATAACCATTTACATTTTGTGGATATAATATTAGTTGTGTACTCATTATCCTACTTGTAATCTATTTGTTTTGTTTCTTTCAATCTCTATTGTATATTGTATTAGTTTATCGTTTGCTCTTGTTTTTCTTGTATAACTTGAACTTGTTACTAATACAGATTCTACATATTTGTTTATTTTTGATGTAGTTCCTGATCCTGCATCATTTGCATCAAAATCTTTTATTATATATACTTCGGGACTTGTAAATAATTGTTCTAACCAAATACTATCTAAATCACCTAAAAAATCAGTATTTAATTGTAGTCTTTCTTTTGCATTTACTCTAAAGTTTTTCATCCCTCCTTTATAAGAATAAGGTTTATATGTTGTTTCATTCCATGTGCCTCCTAGTTGTGTATATGTAGTTTTATTAGTTGTAACACTTGTTGTGTTTTTCATAGTAAACGTAAAGTAATCCCATGCACCATGTTTATTTAACCATGCTAATCTTGTAGTTTCATATCCAAAATTACTGTCACATATTATATTAACTGTATATAGTTGTGTTACTGCATTACTACTATCATCAAAAGCTTGTAAAGTATAATAAGATATGTTTGCTAAGTTACTTTGAAAAGCAGTATTCCAATTTCGTAAATTACCAGGATAAGCACCAAAAAATACTAATTTAGTATCTGCAAATTGTGTTCCTAAATTACCTGTACCACCTTCATTACCAACTGCATTATTAATGTTTTGTGTAACACCTAATTGTACACCTGAACTATTATACATTTTTAATTCTACTAAATTTACTACATTATTAGATGCACTTGTACCATTTGGTGATGTTTCAAAACTTGTTGATGCTGAATTTAATTGATTGAACATAGCAAGTGTACCATAATCTACTGTCCTTGCATTTAGTGTTGTAGGACAATCAGTTAAGAATTTAGATGTATTAGAATTAGGTATATATTTAAAATTATCTAAATCATATCCAAAATTATTAGTTAATGCACCTGTTTGTAATTCATCAGTAGGAAATAAAACACCATTGTATATTAGATATTGATTTTCCCATACTAATTGACCACTATCTATTATAGTATTTGTTGTTGTATCTAAATATTCTACATAAAAATATACTGCTAAAAATTTAGTAGAATTTTCACCTAAACTAAATCTATCTTGTATATGTATAGGAAATTTATTAAACGTTCCTAATTGATTACCTTTAAATGAAGAACTTGTAGCTAAACCTATATTTTGTTCTGTTGCTAAATTATCTGAACTAACATAGCTTTCTACTATTGGTCTAAAATCAAATATACCTGAACCTGCATCATTAGGTGTTGTTTTTAATGTAGCTGCTAATGGTGATATTGTACCTGCATCATCATATAATACTACTTCTGCTTTATATTTAACTCTTGATTGTGCAGCTACTATAACAGGATCAGAAACTGCAAATATTATTTCTTGTCCTGCTGATAATAATTTATATAATGGTTTTTGTACTATTGTTAATGCCATAATTATACTGTTGTTTTATACATATCTGAAAATGCAGTTGTTACATCTTCTTTAATTGCACCTAAAAGACCTACACCAAATCTATCCATACCTAACCCTAATGGTCTTTGAAAAAAGCTAGTGCTTTTAATTCCATCTCTTTTTATTTTTGCACTTATAAAATAAGCTAAACCTGAAATAAATTGACCTGTTTTTTTTGACCTACCTCTTTGTATTCCTTTAGGTTTTATACCTCTTGCTTTTATCCATTTAGAAAGTATATCGACAGGGGGTCCTTTACTTGTATATTTAAAAGGACTTTCTACTCTTCTACCATCATAAGTTGTAAATTCTTGTATCTTTTTATTACCACTTACACCTTTATCTACAAACGTACCATAATCTAACATATAAAACTCTACATTATAATTACTACCTTCTTGTTGTAATTTAAACTTAACAGAGTTGTATAAATCCTTAGATACGTTTTTTCTAGCTTTAGTTAAATTTGTACGTGCTTGTTTTACTACATATTTACCAAAACTTTCTAAATATCTTTCTATATTATCAAAAGATTGTGCCATTAAACAAGCCCTGCAAATATTTCTACTTGTACATCTGTTGATGCTGCTGGTCTT